AGTTCCTGCTGCGCCCGCGTTGAGGATACCTTCCTCGACGAGTGCACCGGTGCCCGAGCCTGCCGGGAAGACAGCGGTGTATGTGATTACGTTGTCGGTCACCGAAGTTGATGAAAGCGCAACGCGACCCAGCTCTGTACCCAAGGTCGTATTCGCGGCTGCAGCAATCGCGGCACTAGAACCAACCGCCATATGGCTCATTGCGGCGTTGACGCCAGTAACTGCGCCGCTAAGTCTAGAAGCGATGAGGTTTTTGCCAGCAGTAACCACTAGGTTCTTTACGTGCTGTTCCTGCTTGATGAAGCCATCAGCACCGCGCAGGACCACCGACAGAGAGCCCGTCGCGTTAACCGAATTGTCTTTAATGAATTCCATTTTCTTTATCCTATGTTGAGGAATCGATCGACGATGCCGTAATTTTCCGCGAAGTAGTCGTTAGCATATTTAGACTCTGTAGCTACGATCTCACCGGAACCATCATTGGTAACCGCGGTATCTGTTATTGGGTATTTATTCGCGCGTTTCTCTGCTATCAAGTCTGAGGTGATCGCAACATCAGACTTGACCATGGTCAATGACTTGTCGAACGAATCGTCTGTCTCTACGATATCGAGTTTGCGGATGGTGTCGTTGGACAGAGTACGATATACACTCAGCTCGTCGTCGTATATGATGTCGGCAGTCTTATTGAGATTGCCGAAATACTTAACACCAGCCGGGTGCACCAGATCAAGAATTGGCTTGTATTCTTCGATGCTGTGTGTGGTCTCGATCGCGTAAGAGAATAGTTGATAGAAGAAGTTATCTTGCAACCGAATCTGGGAATTGGAGATCAAACCAGCATCGGATGTGTAGTAACCTCTACCCTTAACTATGGGCGCAGTATCAAACACCAGCAATGCCTGGGATTCCAGCCACTCGCTCAGAGATAGTGACGGATCGACAATCGCCGATGTCGTTGGTTTTGACTGAACATAAGAAACAGACAATACCTGTTTACCCTCGTACCCATATTCCACATAGTTTTCTAGGAAATATGAGTTGATGTCCTTGAGGTCGGAAATACCAACCACTCGCTCTCTGATCTCTTCCACGTAATCGTACATGGTCAGGGTGTAATCAAATTTGTCAGGATTCACGCCGACCAAAGTTCTTGCGAGGCTAAAGGATCCGCTTTCTGGTTTATTGGGAAACGGCGATATCTGAATACTCTGGTCTGTTGCGTGCTCGAAACCATGGTCGTAGATTTCTACAGAAAGAATGCCCCCAACACTATCGACTTTGGTTACGCGAGCGATGGTGTCTCGACCATCAAGACCATTGGTTCGTGGAACCACGAACGCTTGACCAACGATCCAGTTCTTCCCCTTCTGCAGAATCTTGAGGCTATTGACGCTTCTAGATACGATGCCGGTGAACAGACCGATCTCTGATTTCTTGATGATGACTTCTTCATCAAGATTCAGCTTAAGGAAATTTGAACTTCTATAGTAAACCCTAATAGACGTAGAAGTGACGGGCACTACCCTTTCAACCGGAACTTCAAACAAACCGTATTGGTTGCTGACGTTGATGGTCAGACCTTCTTTTTGCAGTTCTGGATCTAGTGGAGAGCCATGCACAGTTTCCAGTGTGAAGAAGTTTTCCTGTTTCCATCTACCATCAGATGCTCGCAAAATCTGAGCAGACGGCTCGGAGATAGTGATCGTCTCATTAAAGAAAATTCTAAACAGAAGTTCTACTGCATCTAGAGTACCCTTCCGACTGTAAAGTTCTCGCACGCTGCGCAGAAACTTCCTCTGATCGATTGCGGCGATCGGGAACTTATCTGCGAGTTCCTTACGGAAGAACTCAAGCAAGGCGTCGGCAGTGGTGTCTAGGTTCTTGACAGCTTCGATGTCTACGTTATAGTCCTCTAAGAACTCGTAGTACGCCTGCAAGAACTCTACGAACTTGGGGTAATCATCTGCTATATGGTCCGGCAGTTGTTTACCGACCATCAATGAAGTCGGGTTAAAATTCATCATGCCCTCGTGCTGGTGAACTGGTAGTTATTCTTATTACCGCTGTCCGCAATGACATTGACTTTCAGATTGGTCATATCAAGACGAGCAATTTGGTTGTTTAAGCCCACCACGTCTGCAGAATTTGGCAACATTTTGAAAATCCAATCACCGCCGACCACATTCAACACGGTTAGGTTGGCGATGTTGACCGTGCCTCTTCCGAAGTCAACAGTCCCTATGGTGCGAATCGTAATCTTGGCGCCACCCGACACATAGTACATCACCAGATCGCCGTTAGCTCTGTTTTCTATATACGCGGTTTCTGCAGATAAACTAGAAGTAAACCCGGTCGAAAACACTGCCGAGTCCCTGGCTTCTATCGGGTTGCCGAACTTGATTTGGTAAGAAGCAGCAACGCCAACCAGAGGAGTCACGTGTTTGGAAATTCGCAGGCTCGGTACTACGTTGACAATAGATCTATCGGACGATTCGGCAATGTTGATGATCTCCGAGTTCCTCACTATTGAGCCAAACTTCTGAAGCTCCTCACTATTGTAGATCGCATAAGACGACACCAAATCGCTGATGATAGTTGCAGGTGTTTTGTTGGTCATGGTTTGGTCGTAATATACCGATACCGTTAGACCGACGTCCAGGTACTCTGGGTCCACGAATTCAGGAATGACAGTGACGACCTTGTATTGATCTAGCACCGTTGTCTTGATGGATTCCTTAACCGCAGCAGATAGAGTCGAGTTCGTATTCGACGTCGCGCAGATGAACACCTTGCCGTAGATCGGCGGGTCATTCTTCTCGCCTCCCCACACAATGACGTCTTTAATTCCAGACACCTTGTTGAGCAGCACCACGCGATAGTCGTCTGCGGTTACTGCTCTATTCTGAGATTGCCACATTGCCGGCGCATTGTTTCTAATTTCTTCTGTACTCTCTGCATCGCGAGCCGAATTCACGGCGGCATCTATCACAATGTTCGAGACTACCCCACCCATCAACGGTTCGCCAGAATAGGAGATGTTTCTGATACCGTTTACTTCGATACCAGATGACACGAAATATTCAACAGTTATGATGTTGCCCGGCTCAAGAGCCTTACCAATCACACCCTCACCAAAAGACATTTCGTAGAACCCGTTGTCTACTTCCTTGATGAAGTACACAAGACTATCTCCATTTAGGTTAGCCAGAGAATTACCGTTCGTGTAAATGTCAACTACGGAGCTATTAGCTGCCGGGCGCACCGAGACCTTAAGTGTAGACAGGTCGATGCTACTATTGGGAAGAAGATAAACGTTGTTCTGTGTCTGTTCGAACAGATTGCTAACCGGGCTACCCTCTAGAAGTTTAATGTTCGCGAACTGATAGAATGTGCCGGTTGGTGCGACACCGTATCTCAATTCATTCTTTTTGGATGTGACGTCTTCTGTGGTGTAGAGCGAATATCGAACACCATCCTTCACACCCTGAAACTGCGCGTGCTTGGTGATGGTCAAGAACTCGGGTTGTGTAGACGTCTCGACGATCGTGAAGAATACGTTGGTTGTACCACACGTCGCGCTTCTTGGCAGATAACCGATACCCTTGGCAAGCGACACCACACTATTTCGCTTGTTAGCTGAATCTAGATATGCCTCATTGAGTGCCATGTTGATATACATGGCATTGTAGTGGGTATTGTATGATAACACATCTAGCAGAACAGACATGTTGCTACCCTCGAAGTCGAAGTCCGAGAACCTATCCTGCCCCTGCAGGAACGCCTTGAGGTTTTGTTTGATCGAGTCAAACTCTAGGCTAGCCAACTGTATTTTGTTATTTGCCATTGTGTTATCTTGTTCTGTTTAGCGTGAATTGCAGAGTGATGGGTCTCTCTGTGTTGACGATCCTGAAGATTACCGATACGAACAGGTGGTCATCTGGGCTGAACGTCACACTCACATCCAGCACCACGACGCGCGGCTCGAAGTTGGCAATGGTGTTGCGAATCTCTTGGTTCAGAATAGCAACAATTCCTGCAGACGGCAACTCGAACATCATGCTATTGATAGAAGACCCGATCTCACTGTGGAACGGGCGCTCGTAGTGCTTAGTCAACAGCAGGTTCTTCAGGGAATTCTTGATTGCGTTGTCGTCGTATTTGGCAAGCAGATCCCCGGTGGACGGGTGGGGATTGAAGGATAGATCTATATCACTGAAGCGGCGTGTGTTCATACAAGTATTTATTCAAAATTCAAAATATCTTGGTGATGGTGCCCATGTTCCCGACGCGCTTGTGGTTGTTCATCGTGAAGTGCTGCTTCTTGTTTCCCTTCATATTGAATGAAACGTGGATCCATCCGTTGCCGTTGGTTGTGTGTTCGAGAATCAATTGGTCATAAGGCACCAACTTTTGAACCTCAAGAGCTATGTCGTATAGCTTGCTACGATCCACCCCAAACCCGATATCCACCGCTTGCCCGGTCATGTGCTGGGAATTTTTAGCGCCTCCAGGGGGCACGAAGTTACGATACCCCGAATTGATCTTGATGTTCGGATACTTGGCTCGAATTGGCTCCAACACATTTTCAGCAAGAGCCTTGAGATTACAGAAGACCTGCGCTTCGCTGAATCCTTGATCTGGTTCAATTTTTCTTCCGAACGTCAAATCCTTCAGTTTGTAGCTGGGAGAGAGCTGTTCGTTACCGGTGAATGTCTTCTGATCTCCCGGGATACCACACACCGAAGGCTTGGGGTCAACCTTATTTTCGGCTGGTGTTTCTTCTGCCTTTTTCTCTACTGGGGCGTCTAGCTCTTCCTTAGATGCTACTCCCTCTTGAATCATCTTCTTCTTAAAGCCGTAGACCACAGCCGGATCGGATTCCATGGTTTCATATTCAACCCCGATTTCATCGCCTCTAGTCATGACAGGGATAGAACCAAAGTCCGGACCAGCCGAACCACCCTTAGCACCCACAGTGCTCAGACCAGAAGCCACCCCGGAGTTGAGATCAATGCGAGCCGCATCAACCGCAAAATTGCCACCAACCTTCCATTTCACACTGCCGCCTGTAGTGATGTCAAGATTGTTGGCTACATTGATTTTCGCATCGCTATGGCAATTGATGGTGGTGTTTCCTCGAACTTCCACGTCAAGAGCATCTTTAATGAGAAGAGTCTTTGCGCCCTCCACACATACGTGCGCAGAACCAACAATATGAACGTGACCGTTCTTTTCTAGAATGGTGTAGTCATTACCCACTGTTCTTCTGACGTGAGTACCGTTATGGTCGATCTCCGTGAACGTACCCTTGCGGTGCCACATGTGGATTCGCTCTCTACCCTCGGTGTCGTCATATTCCATGACATGACCAGACTCCGATTCCCACACATTGTTATATGGATACTTCGCGTTATACGGAGTTGGGGACTGGTCCCATTCGCCCTTACCGTTTGCCTTCTCTACACCTTTGTGTTCTGCAAGTTCTTTGAGGTAGACTATGGTGTCTCTGATTCTTTGGTGTCTAGCTAGTCTAGATGTATCCGGCTCGTCCAACTGCGATTTGCGTGGGTACTTGTCACTTGGGTCTTTGAATCCCCGAGGGTCGGTGAAAATCGCATTTTGGTAACCAACATTTTGTTCTGCCGTCTCCGAGCGCGCCGGGTCGTTCTGTTGAGCCGCAGTATCGGTTGTCACCTTATCCTTCTCTGCCGATTCTGGGGTGTCTTGCTTTGTGCCTTCTTTATCAGGAATGCCACCAGACAGGAAAAGTTTAGATTCATATGCTCTGCGATTTCTGAGCCCCTTCTCTGTCTTAGTCCCGGGATTGACTCTGAACGTTTGCATATGAGTAGCCGCGCCTGAATAGTCACCGCTATTCAGTCCAGACTCGCGAGACCACACACCAAATCCACCACCACCGACATTATACGCGAGGTGGACCATAGAGTCGTACATTTCCTGGGAGACGGGAACTCTGACGTTTCGCTTAACTGCTGGTTCAAAATCCTTGGCTAGCTTGTATCTCATTAGAGAATCAGCCTCTGCTTCTGTAATGCACGGCGTATTCTTGGTTACCTTAGAGTTGTCCTTGAGATACGTGCTACCGTAGCCGATGGTCATGACACCCACGCCGTCATCGTATGGGCAAGACTTGAACGACTCGCTCTTCTTGAGCTTGTTTACGATTTCATCAGAAACTTTGAATTCCGAAGCCTTGCGAAACTTCTTCGAGTCTTGAACTTCGACAAGCTTCTCGTCGTCAGTCTTAGCGGCGTCGGTTGTAACAGGAGACCCGTCTGAGCTAGTTACTGCCGATCCATCACTTGATACTAGCGTGCCACTTTGCTGTTCATCAGACACCGTAAACGATTCAAGCGCGGGTGCTTGACTCTGGGGGATGCCACCTATCACACCAACCACAAAGGGCATCTGTTTGTCTGGGTCGATGTACTGGATCATGACCCACGTACCTTCCATCACCCCCACCGGAGCATGACCAATGCCACTTATGCCACCGCTAGTTGAGGGCTGAACCTTATACGCCCAAGGCAAGTCTTCAGTCGGCAACAGAGTCATGTCATGAGTATGCAACCCAAGCACGCGCACCCTGACACGACCCAACATCAAAGGATCCTGCCTATCTTCAACCACCCCTAGGTAGAACTGCGGGTCAATAACATTATTCATTATTCATTCCTCGTATCTCATTGTAACATGAACCACAATTCATTACAAATGTAACGGTGTGTAAAGTTTTGTAAAGTATGCATATTTCATACCATATTGAATTGACATCTACTTGACATCATGTAATAATAGCCGTGTAACCCGGAGAATATATGGTATAAGTCTAATGTGTTCAAGTTGCTTATATCACTAGTGCTTACGGAGTCCGAAGGACGAAGTGTTGCGAAGCAACTTAGCTCTTACTTAGGTCTTGTATAAACGAATCTTTACATAGCTCTAGGTTACAGTAATGTGCTTCTCTTGTGATCTCATGAGACATTGCCGTAATCAAGTAATTACCCGATAACATTTCATCTACTATCTTTTCGTCTGTATCAGACTTTGAAATTGCGGTGTCAGTGTAACAAATCAAACTAATGACACGACCGACGGTGTAGTCCAATCTACCATAGACGCGTATGTTGGTCTTGAATGCCTCGACTTGAGCTAGTAATGCGGTTCGCTTAGGTATGTGCTCTACGTTTAGGTTTGGCGAGTTGTTGAATAGGTTCAAATGGATAACCTGAGTCTTCAATGCTGCTTCGGGCAGGAACTGTAGCTCTTTACCATATGGGGTATGCGGGTTCAGCCGGGCGTGTTTTCCTTCCCAGTTGTCTTTGTCGGTACGGTTGATGAAGTTCAACCTCTTGCTCTGTATATCATAGTGATACAGGGAAGATCCGTAGAACCCATTCTGCACTCTAGTAAAGTAGTCGAAGTAGTCGGGAGTTGACATGTCGAGCACTTTACCGTATTCCTCTTCAAGGCTCTGTGCTTCGTTACCTTGGCGAGTCTTCTGATCTTTAGTAAACGTTTGCAGCTTTGGCGCGTTGATGAGGCCATCCAAAGAACCGAACACGAACCCTTCATTGTTTTCGAAGAATGTGTAGGTTGGGTTGTTCTTGGCGTTGACTGCTCTAGATGTCAGATAGAAGATGTTCTGTGTTGGTGACCAGAAATTGGAAGTGTGAATCTCGGCATTGGCGGTCGGCTCTATCGCCACTTCTTTCTTGGAGAATAGTCCGGGTTTAGCCTTGATCAATTTCCGTACCGTGTCAGATATCTTGCCCTTGAATGTCTGCGAGATCTTGCTGTTCACATCCGTAAAAGCCTCGATGCTAGCAAAGTGCAGCGTATACGTCACGTTCTTCTGGGTGACGTTTTCTCTGCCAGACATCTTGTAGATCATGAAAGCCGCCTTTCTCTTAAAGAGCTCTGGCGGGCTATCGCCGGGGAACGGGGTCTCGATGTCAAGCACCAACATTTCCTCACCGATGAAAGGCAGAAGTTCGGTCAGGGCAGCGGCATCGCTGATCTGTAGTTCGCCAGTAATAAACGGTGCGAACATGTTCTCATAGAGCATGAGTTGTATGACTAGCTGAGATACATCAATCGCTTGATTCTGGTGGTTGATGATAACCGCAGAGTTTAGCTTGATACCACCGGGCTCTAGACGTTGGTCGTTTGATGATTCGCTCACATCAGATCCTTAAAGTTTCTGAGAATCGTGTTCAGAAGTTGTTGACTTACCACTTTGATGCGACGTTTGCTTTCGTTTGACTCCAATTCGTAATCGTAAGCGAAGACAGGCCTGACGTAATCTAAGTTTTGGAAGTCTGCTGCGGTTGCCGGTGTAATAGCTCCGGTAGACTCGTCAAGTAGCTTGACAACGTTGGTGTTGAGTGAGGGGTCAAAAGATAAGATGGGTTTCTTTGATCCGACGGCAACGGTAGTAGATGTACCTCGGACCGAGATAAGATCCACGATCAGCTGTTTCGCCGAAGCTTCGGAGCCATACTTGGCAATAATGTATTGAGTGAACACATCATTGGGCATCGCAAAATCTTTGCGGTAGTCATACCGATCGTTAAGCAACATCAGCACCCAGTGGTAGTACGGCGAACCGTAGAGATACTCCGAAACAATCTCGACGGTTTCGTGTTCCCTCATGACATAGTAGTCATAAAGAACAATGTTGTCGATGACTTCTTTCTTGAATCTCACATTGCGCGTGATGTCAACCAGGTTCACATACTGTGCAGACTTCTTATATGAAGGCGGCGAGACCTGGAACCTCGTGATTGGGAATCTTGAAAAGTACATAATTAGAATCCTGCCGCGACGGTGTCTTTAGTGAGGATGGACAGTTCTTTGAACGTCATGCTAATTTGATACGAGTTTGGCGCAGCGCCGGCACCATTGCCCGGATTGCCTTCATTGGAGACCCACTGACCATCTGGGGTATAGTTTACTCGCATGTCAGTCAACACGCATGTTGCAATCTTCGTGACCCACTTATTCTCCGAACCATCTTTGGTGTAGAATGTGATGTCAAACTCTGAAGGATAGATAAAGGTATATCGACCTTCGGATTTATACTCTGGGTGCATATGAAACTTGAACAGTCGGATGATCGTGTCGATGCTCATCTGTTCGGAATAGTTCTTGGGTGATAGCTTATACTCAAGCGTAAAAGACCTAAACCCAACACCGTTGAAGATCATTTCCTTCTTGGGGTTTGCAGCCAAGCCAGTCATTGCAGAAATGCCACCATTATTGCCTGTCTTGTTCATACTGAGTGAAAGGGAAGTGGCGGCATCTCCGGCTTGTGATCCCAGAGAAGATGCCGTTTTCATGTCGCCAGTAAAAACAGAGCCAACCGCACGAGCGCCTAGACCCGGGGCTCTCATCATCATGTCGAACAGAGCAGTTGGATCTTCGCCCCAATCAATACTGTATCCGGTCATAAGGCTATTGGGCATCGGGAGCTGAATGGCGTGTTTAATACGCTTTGTTTCTCTTTTTGCAGTACCCGAAGAAAGCATTGCCGGGGCAGCAAAAAGAAGCCCCGCTCCAGCGCCTCGTATGGCTGCCGCACCTGCGTTACCACCACCGCTGGAACCTAGGAACCCCCTAAGCGCGCTTCCGCCCAGAGAGCCCAATGCGCCCACCACTGCTCCGCTTGTGGCAGCGGCAGCGGTTGCTTGCCCCGTAGTCTGATCTCTGGCATCAAATTCTGAGTTTCTGCGCTTCTCGACGTCACTCAACTCGACATATTCATACCCAGAGTAACCGCCGCCCTTGCCATATTCCGTCTGTCCCTGAACGTTGATGTTGAACATGACCCACGCATTGCCATACTTCGCGCCGCCACTAGCCAACAAGTCGGCGGGGTAGGTGGAATACCCGACGCTATATTTCCCGTCACCCGCATTGTCTTCGGTCTTGATATAGGTGCCGGTGTTGAAATTGAATAGGGTGTTGTTCTTGTCGATGGATGCCATCTTGATTTACCAGTTCGTTGGGTACATAAATATATTTATGGCACGATACAATCAAGGCATCTTCAAGCCCACCAACCCTAGCAAGTACAGGGGAGATGTGACCAAGATCGTATTTAGGTCTTCGTGGGAGAAGCGGTTTTTCATATGGGCAGATACCAACCCTTCGGTTATATTCTGGTCATCGGAGGAGACGATTGTGCCCTATGTATGCGGTACTGACAATAAAATTCACCGGTACTTCGTGGATGTGACCATGAAGATCAGAGACACCAACGGGAACGTGTCTTCTTATCTGGTTGAAATCAAGCCGTACGCCCAGACACAGCCACCCAAGTTCAAGGGTAGACAGACGCCGAGGTATCTCAATGAGGTCGAAACCTACGTGAAGAACCAATCAAAGTGGGCGGCTGCTAAGAAGTACGCCGAGGATAGGGGAGCCAAGTTCATGGTAATAACGGAAAAAGAATTGGGGATAGGTAAATGACACAGAGCCTCCTTGGTTCGCTATTGACAAAGAACCATGTGGAGTTGAAAGACTTGCGTGGCAAATCTGCTTCTTGGTTCAGAGCCCAGATCGCGGACATGCGAAAGATCACAACCATGAAGCCGGAATCTTTCATGCGTGGCGACGTCGGGTCGAAGGGCAACATGATCGTCCCGGGTCATATGTATATGTTCGTTTACGACCCCAAGCACAAAGAAACTCTACCATATTACGACACTTTCCCACTAGTGTTCCCGTTCGCTAAGGATGGCAACTCGTTTACTGGTCTGAACTTGCATTACCTGCCATACGATCTAAGAGCCAAACTGTTGGATCGTTTGCTTGAATTCAGAAACAACACCAAAATGGACGAACACACGAAGTTGAGATTTAGCTGGCAGGTCATCTCTGGTGTTAGCAAGTTTGCCATCGCCGCACCCTGCGTCAAGAAGTACCTGTTCTCACATGTGCAGACTCAGTTCAAAGCAATACACTCTAGCGACTGGGCTACTGCAATGCTACTACCAGTTGAACAGTTCCGAGGTGCCTCGGTGAACGAGATCTGGAGGAACTCCACCAATGCAGCGAGGAAAGTTTAATGTCTTTCTCTTATAACGACTTCGTCCAGTTCGTCAAAACAGACGGGATGGCGCACCAGAATAGATTCTACGTGACTCTTGGTATGCCCCGTGTTGTGGGCGCAGACTCGGCTCGTACAACACCAAATAGAATTCGAGACTTGCACCTTCTGTGCAAGGGTGTCAATCTATCAGGAGTATCTGTAAGCACGACCCCGACTAGGTTAGTTGGTGAAGTATATGAGATGCCATATGATAGAACCTTCTCCGGCGCCACGCTGACCTTCTACGTAGATAGGCAGATGTTCGTGCGGAAGTTCTTCGAAGATTGGGTGAATGGAATTCAAGACCCCGAATCGAAGGTAATGTCATATTACGACGACATCGTTTCTGAGATTAAGATTTCTGTGATGGACAAGCAGAACAATACCACCTATGTTCACACATTACGAGGTGCATTCCCTAAGAAGGTAGGGGACATTAATCTAGACAGCACCAACAATGACGTCATGGTCCTGGACATACAGTTTGAATTTCACAACTATGTTTCTGAAATGATGTCCCCTGTACCAAATCCGACACAGGGAACCACTGCCCTGGGCGGGGCTCTTGGCTCTGCTGGTTTGCCGCCAGGCGCCTCGGCTCTACTGCCTTCGAATTCGGCTGTAGCTGGGAACAACGTATTCTCTAGCAGTTCTGCACTGTCAAACGCATTGAGAAGTGCTGGAACTCTATCAGGTCCTCTACAGACGCTTGGTGGTGTTGTGAACCCATCTTCCAACAACATTAGCAATGTGATCAACCCGATTAAGAGTCTTTATGGCGACTTTGACTCTGCGCTCAGAGACTTCAATAACGGTTTCCAATCTTTCCAGGGTGCGTTGAATTCTGTTCTTCCAGATGGGGAATACTTAAATACCGGCATTTCTGGAGTTCTTTCCGGGGACATCAACAACGTAGCCGGAAGAGCCAAAGAATTTGCTCGTGGATCCGTCAATATGGTTGCGCGAGATGCTCTGAGAATTGCGACTGGCAACAGAATCAGGATAGGTTCTCTATGAACAGCTTCAAGCCAGTAAAGAACCAAGACGCTTGGGTCGAGAAACGCTGGAGACCCATGATGGGGTTCGCATACATAGCGATATGTATTTTTGATTTCATCTTGGCGCCCATAGGGAACTACTTTTTCTTTTTCAAGACGAGTCAAGACTACGTCGCATGGAAGACACTCACTATGTCAGAAGGCGGCATGTTCCACATGGCAATGGGTGCCATATTGGGCATAGCAGCTTGGACGCGAGGTCAAGAAAAGGTAACGAGATACAATCATCCGTCGTATTATGAACAACCAGAACAAACCGAAGACAGAGCCGACTACAGAGATCGCCTCCCCCGCAAGCCCTTTGATGAAGATAGATCGTAGCCTCAGCAATATCTTCGGGTCTGAGCCTATGGCGGTGTCTGTTGTTACACCCAAGGGGGAAATACCAATGCCTGTAGAAACTGCTGATATGACTGAGGTTGATACCGACGCTTCGGTCGTAAGAACTAACCTGCATGAACTCCTTCAGCAGGGGCAAGACGCTTTGCAATATGCGATCGACTTGGCGAAGCAATCAGATAGCCCCCGCGCCTTCGAGGTTGTTGGTACGCTGATGTCCAACCTAGCGGCGATGAACATGCAGTTGATGGACTCGCATGAGAAGAAAGCAAAGATCAAAGCCAATGCTGCCGGAAGAAGTGACAACCAGCAAGCACACAAAGTCGTAAACAATAGTATCGTGTTCAGTGGAAGCACTGCAGAATTGAACGCGATGTTGAATAATATGAAGAAAGATCAATGAAATGAGTCTCCCTAAACCAATCCTCCCCATCTTCAACCTGGTAGTACCTTCAACCGGCAAAAGGGTGAACTATCGACAGTTTACTGTACGAGAAGAAAAGATGTTGGTGCAAGCCCAAGAATCTGATGACATTCACACCATTGCGACCGCGGTTAAAGAAATCATCCGTGCTTGCGTAGAGGGAGTTGATGTTGACTCGCTGGCGTTGTTTGATGTTGAGTACATTGTAACCAAAATTCGCGCCAAATCGGTGGGTGAAAAGATTGATCTGAGACTGCCTTGCGAAGCTGACCCGACACACGAAAAGATTCCGGTTCGAATCAACCTGAACGAGCTTGAAGTTAAGTTCCCAGCCGAACACAACAAGAAGATCGAACTGTGGGAAAACACCGGTGTGGTTATGCGCTACCCAACACTTGATGATCTTAAAGAATATGAGACTGCAGATGGAGTAGATGCTATCATCATGTGCATCGACTACATCTACACCGCCGAAGAAGTGATGTATGCCAAGGATCACACCAAAGAGGAGATGGTTGACTGGCTGGAATCTTTGACAGACGAACACACCGACAAGATTGACAATACCTTCCTCAAGACGATGCCTGTTTTGAAGTATGATCTGCAATACACGTGCCCGGCTTGTGGACATGTCCACCAGAAGTACATTAAGGGGCTGTCAAGTTTTTTCGCATAATTCTCTCTCATGTTGATCTGTTCGACTATTACAAAATCAACTTCTTGCTCATGTACGTGCAGAAGTTCGGTCTAACAGAGCTGGAAGATATGATTCCGTTTGAGAGAGACGTCTATATCTCTTTGTTGGAAAACTACAAAGAAGAACAGAATAACAAGAACAAAGGTAGTCTATGAAGCGCGCCAAAAGATACCCATACAGATCAAGTTTGCCGACACCGCCAGGCACAGAAGAGCCAACCCCGATTCTCACTCGCGAAGTTGCCGAAGAGATCAAGCAAGATCTGTACGAGTCTACACTCGAGGGGTTTGCCGACGAGCTTGAGAAATCTTCGCCCACGGTGAAGAAACTCGCTCGTAAGTTCTCGGGGCTTATCAACGAATTCTTTGAAGGATACAAAGACGGCATCGCCCAAGAGATGGAGCTTCAGCTTGAGCGGCAATCAATGGGTGTTCCCGACTCAATCAAAGAAAGCGAGTCGCTGTCGGATATCAACGCCACGTTGAAAGAGATATCTGACAAGTTAGACCCAACCACCAACCAAGCCGCATCTGATAGACTTACACCAGCCAACATTGCGGCAGCTAAGGATAGATCGCGAGACATCATAGAAAGATCTCAGACGGCGATCACATCTAAGCAAGGCTTTGCTACGAGAGCCAAAGAATTCGCACTGATGTCGGTGTATGGTGCGGTTGGTGCCGATGAAAAGGCGTCTGAGAAAATCCAAGAAAACCGCCGCCGCGAAGCGTTTATCAAATCCGAGACTATACTCAGGGCAAAGGCGGACGACAAGTTTGCAAAGATGTCATCATCCGAGCAGCGCAAGGTTCTCAAAGGTGATTACAAGACCATCGCAAAATCTACAGAGAAACTGGTTGAAGTTGAGAAAGAAGCGAGCCAACTTCGGGCAATGGGATACACTGAAGAACAGATTGACAAGACTTTAGGGTATGCTGAGAAGCGTGGCGGTCTCGTGGATAAGATCGACAAGTCCGATTCTTCTAGAATCTCAGTAGCTGCGAGCACCGCACCGCGAGCACAATCTGAAGAACAGTCAACCGAAGATGCTATAGTCGTAGAGAAACAACTCGACGAATCGGAATCTCAGACAATTCTTCTCTCGGAAATACGAGATATACTTAAGAAGGGCACCAGTGTGCCATCGGTTCTTGCAACGACAGAGACGAGCTCGTCTATGCCAGACATAGACCTACCCGGCGGGAAAACCTCCACTCGGGGCAAGGGTGGGTTTATGCGCGGCGTCAAGACATTTGGTAAGAACGCCTTCAAGTTTGTCAAGGGAACCGCTCTGCCTGCCGCAGCCATGCTGGGTGTCGGAATGGGCGTTGATTGGCTGTCGAGCAAAGCGGGAGTTGGTCAGGGTCCGGAAGTAGACGTATCGCAAGACGACGCCAACTGGGAAAAGATGTCACCACTTGAGAAGGTAGAGTCCGGAGCAGCTCGAGGTGTTGAGAAGGTAGCTTCTTTCATCGGTCTATCCAATTTCTCCAAGGAGGCCCAATCCAAGCGAGTGGCAAACGAATCGGCTTACTTTGCAAAGAAATCTGCTACCCTGGTAGACACCAAGACCGGGGCATCTTCTCCGGCATCTTTAGAAGTAGCCAAGCAAAGCGCAATTTCTGTTCTGGGTGACCCGCTTGCATCTGGTGATGCCAAGACTCTAGCTAAGGGAACGCTTGCCAGCATGGGCGAACCGCTGGCGATGGTTTCCTCAGACGGTGTGAAGAAGAACCAAGCCACAGTTAACCTCGCGACGGCGACGAACTCGGATTCGTCGGTTGGCATGGCTAGCGAAATAAGCAAGCGCATAGTGATCAATGCCCCGCCACCCACTGTAATCAACTCCGGCGGTGGCAATCAACAAGTAATGCAAATGCCGTTCACTCATAGTATCAGGCATAAAGAAGCCACAATGAATGATTTCCTCAGAAGTAGATACATGCCGGCTTAAATGGAGTCAAAAGAAAAGGGACCCTAGGGTCCCTTTCGCATCTTAGACTATGTGATTAGTCATCGTTGATCAGATCGGTGAAGAAGCTAAGATCATCTTCGTCGTCCTTGACCACTTCCTTCTTCTTGGGCTCTTCCTTAACCTTGGCAGCAACCGGTGCTTCCTTGGTCTTTGGCATTTCATCTTCCAACAGGAAGTCAGCCGCTTTCTTGAGAGAAGAACTACCAGCACCACCATTCATAACCTGGTCAAACTTCTTGGCGAGTTCTTCGTAGGTCTTGAAGCTGGCTGGGTCCGTGAACTCACCCAGACGGTGACGCTTGTTCAGTACAGCCAACATCTCGGCTTCATCACCACCGCACAGTTCAGATGCCGAATCGAATTCGCTCTTATCGGTGTTGCTATAGCCATCAACCTTACGAATGCGGAGACGGAAGTTGGCACCTTCGAACGGATCGAATACGTCTTGTGGCTTTTCATCTTCGAACGTGGGTTGCAGCTTGTCCTTGATCTTATCGAACAGCTTCTTACCAAACTTAAAGACCTTGACCTGACCTTCGTTGTCAGGGTTAGCCGGGTCCTTGATGATCAAGACATTGGCGTAGTAAGAGAGACGACGCTTCAGCTTGCGAGCCTTTTCCTTATCTTCTTCGGTGCCGTTCCAGAGAGCCGCGCTATAATCAACAACGGGATCGGGTTGACCGATGGTGGTCAAGCAATTCTCGATGTACCACTTACCTGCGGGTCCCTGAAAGCCCTTGCTATAGACCTTAGACCAAGGCATTTCGTCGTCCTCGCGAGCCGGGAGGAATCGAATGATAGCAGATGCGTTACCCGCCTTGTCCGTCTGTGCTTTCCAAAAGCGTTCGTCGTCGCCGCGCTTGAAGCCGCCTTGTTCGTCTTTTTCGAGAGCCTTGGTAATCTTAGCCAGAGTACCAGTAGAGTTCTTGCGCATTGCACGCAGAGCATTAAGATCGAGAGTCATTTTTATTTCCTTACGTAGGTTCGTTGAATTGAAATGCGACGGACTGGATTTGGGCGCCCGTCGATTGTATTTAGTGCGGTTTCGTCATCGTAGTCGTAAGATTCATCATCGTACAAGTCTTGATGCGCGTTGATTAGCCGCATACCTTGACCCTTTGCATTTGGGGAATGCTTTGCGGGTTTCTTATAATTCTTTTCTTCTTCAGAGTACTTCATCATGCATCTGCTCTAAGTATAATGCCTTAAACTTGTCTTTGTCAAATTTGATAAATGGACTGAGTTTCTTGATCTTCAAGAAGTCTGCTTTCCACAGGGGGTGGGTCTTTACCCACGAGTCCACGAACGGATTCAACACATTCAGAATAGCCAGCGTCTCGATGTTGATCTTTCTGTTGCCCATCATCAAGAACAAAGCCGGAACATCTTTACCCGACACTAGCTCCGTCCATGGAAGACCAGAGTCGGCAATGGTGGAACAATCATCCTTGAACATCTTTGTCAAAGACTGTCGATTCTTCTGCCATCGAGTGTATAAGCTAAAAGCCTTTTCCTCATCCTCGAAAGGATACTCGTTACCATAAGCCATGTTAGCCACAAAGAAGCTTGCGGTTTCCGGTACAGAATTGAACTTGCGAGCGAACTTGCTTATGAGGTGATGATCTCTGCGCTCTAAGAGTTGTGACAGCGAAGCATTTTTGACGCGAGCATTGTGCTTGACCGCATCGTAAGATGCCACTGTGAAGTGGGTTTTGACCGCAAGATAGAGCTGGAAGCATTTCTCGGGCGCGACCATTTTAATCATAAAGGCTCGGAGACCTTTTCAGAAGACCAAGCTCGGCGAACTCAACCGCGATTTTCTCTTTGAGCTGTTTGTTGATGCTCTTGGAGATATCCTCAATTTCAATGTCCTCGTCCTCGCAGAAAGAGATGAGGGCTTGATGGCAGGTGGTATCATCATCGATCGCCTTCTGCTCGATGAACAGAGAGAAGTCGTTTGCGTTTTGAAACAGAATCTTACTTGACATTCAAACGCTCCTTAGCCATGAAGTAGTCAACATTGCGGATAGCTCGACTGTAGCTATTGTACTCGGCAGTCTTCTCACTGTAGAGTTTCCATTCGGGGGAGTTGGTCTTGTCACCAACCACGCGGTCACCAAAGCGGTCAAGGAACATGTCGATGAAAGAATGGATGTTCGAGATTTCTTCTGAGAATTCTTCCTTCAGCGGAGCGAGACTGCGCTGTGACAAGATGGTTTGGGAAATTTTCTGATTGAGGTGTTCGTATGTAATCATAGTATATTATAACGCGAAAACGATTAATTGTCAAGACTCAAATCATACTGAGCGATGCAGAGATCTTTGAACATCTCGAGTAGTTCTTTGTTGCTGTACCGCTCCCACTGGAACCATTCAAGATCATCATCGTCCACTTCTTCACTCAAGGATTTGATTTCCTCGATCAGCATGTTCCTCATTTGGCGGTCCTGAACAGCTGATTGAAGGTTGCTTGGATTTGATCTCGCCCTGGTTTGTTGGGACCAGACTTCCACAGATAGTCTCGATAGAACACTGGGTTAATAGACTCGATTGTTTTGGTATAAAGGTCAACATCACTACGAGTAATGACCTGGCACCCCGGGGCGACAAAGATGTTGCAAGCAAGATCGTCGTAGGGGTATAAATTAGAGCCGACAGTGAGTTTGAACCCCAGTTCGTCTAGCACATCAAAGTGACCTTCGAACGGCGCACAGTAGAAATCCCAATCAGTTGAATCACTAACTACGATGACGACCGGGAACTTTTGCGCAAAGTAGCGACTGCCCGTGAGATGGAACCGAGGATCCGCCAGCAGCACGTCGGCGAGAGTAAGATCACGCATCACATTCATCATTAGACTCCTCAATTTCAAAGGTAAAATGGCCACCACGGCGAGACTGGACCCAGACTTCTTCCCAGATATAATTCACGTTTGCTTTTAGTGCCTTGATAATAGATTCGTTACCGCTCCAACCGGCGGTACTCAGGTGGTATTCTAGGTTGCCCTCATGATTAACACTAGAGTGCCACCCAAAATGAGGCATAGCCCACAGTGGTTTGATAAAATTAAACAACCCAGAAGCAGACCAGTCGCTAGGCCAAAGCTCGATGATTCGCAGCGCGGCCTCGGTTGGATAACCATCTTCGTCTTTAAATTTAGCAGAGTCGAGCGCTAGCAGACCTTCGATTTCTACCCTCTCCGCCGCACGTTTAGCACGGAGTTCTTCCACCATCCGATCAAGATATTCCATTTAACGCCTCATGTTCGCGATATCAACCGCATGTTGTTCGTCAATGATTGGGATATAGTTGCTCTTGTGTAAGAGTCCAATCCCCAAGATCACTGACCCGGAGTATTGATTAGAAGGACGAAGAGCTGTATCGCCGCCAGGAGTGCGTAGACTAGGTACACTTGTGTGTTCACGTCCCGGAGGAACAACGACGCCCGCAGACCAATCGTCTTTAGGCTTACCCAACTTCGCCGGTTTGATTTTCGTCGCATACTTAGCTTTCAGTTCTTCCCAAGATTTTTGGTTCTCTTCGTACCGACGTTTTTCGGCAGCACTCTTGAACTTCATTTTGCTCGCTTCTTTGTCTTGGCCACGAGGATGGGCTTCTTCGGTCGCTTCTTAGTCACCGCATTGTCGGGGTGGCAAAGATACTTGGCGCCCATCTTCTCAATGGCTTCTTTGGCTCGGGCTTCGTTGCGTGCCTGGAGGTCTTTAAGATCTTGTTCTGTCATGGTTTGATGTACTCTATTTTGGCAAGGACTTCAATCGCCTGTGCATTCGCTTCTCTTAGCTCGGCTCTGACTTCCATAAGTCGAATTGGATCACCCATTGTGTTATCGCGACACAGAGCAGCGAAGCTCAACCGTTTCAGAGCTTCGATTAGCTCTTGATTTAGTTCGTGTAGTTGGATCATATATGACACTTAACCTTCACCGTCTATGCTTGAATTATAACACGGAACCGATTAAATTTCAGTACGTTTCGCGGACCACGTAAAATTCGGTGGATGGGTACTTTTCGATGAACTCCGGCTCGGCAACGTAGGTCTTGAGGTCGGCGATGTTGTAGAACACCTTGGTGAAGACCGTCTTGTGGGTCTTAAGATCGGCAACGGTGAGATACCAAGATTTAGATTTTCCAGCCATAATATAAACTCCTTAATTAGATTCGGTCAAGAGATCGGCATATGCTTCGGCATACACGGCATCGGTAATCAGGACGCCACCGTATGCTTGCTCAAAAATCTTTGCGGTGGCAAGAATGAAGAACGTGTAAACTCGACCTTTTGGTGTGATCAGCGTGTACTTCATTTCCAACTCCCTTAGTGTCTGTGTGCTTGAATTATAACACGGAAACGATTAAATTTTGCCACTTTCCCCGCATCGTCAAAAACATCAATGAAATCAAGCACTTAGGCGCCCAGACGTCTCACAGGGGTCAAAGTTAGGAGAATGTGCACGTAGGCTCGTTTTAGAAAAACTTGACCCCTGTGAGACGTCTGGGGGTCATATAAATCAAGCACTTAGGTGCGTCCTAAAACCCCACCCATGAGAGAATCGAGTTCTTAGTCAAGAATACGAACCAAG